ACCACAAACTATTGCCCCAGGAATTTTCCCTACAACTTTAACTTTATGGGGATCAGTTTCAGGTAATACTTTAAATTATTTTAACCCATCTACTGGAATCCATAATTTAGGAAATACTCCTAACACTCAACTTTTAGTTACTGGATCTGCAGTTATTTCTGGAAGCAGTGGAAGACTTTATTTAAATCTTCAAAGACAAGGTAATACATCAACCATAACATCAGCCAATTACACCTCAGAAACTCCTATAACTATTTCATCTACATACTATGGTTTACAAGGAGATTTACTTTATTTAGCTGCTACTAGAGGAGGAGTTAGTGGTATAACAGTAGTTAAATCAGGAAGTTTTCTTCTTACTCAAAGTAGAGCATTAAGTTCTTCAAATTGTATTCCTGTTATATTTGAACCATATGTTACTGACTTTAACTATTATTATAGTGATAATAATCCTATAATGAATAACATTAATGAAGAACGTTTAAGTTCTTTCTTTGAAAAAGTAGAATATTACCCGGGCATTACAACACCAACAAATTTTAATCTTATTATAAGTGGTAGTGCTGCTAAAGCCAATGTTCAAGATTCAAACTATTCTTCAAAACGAATTATTAATCCACGCTATAATGGTGTTAAATCAACATCCCAACTCTTAAACACCTGGTCTCCCCCAGACACTATTTCTGGATATAAAGACTCAGGAACTTATGGTAAAACACCTACTGCACAAAGTTTAAAAACTGCTGTTGCTTATTGTGATTGGATTGGAGGATGGCCCCCTGACAGAATGAATGCCTCAGCTATCCATATTCAATATTTAATTAAAGCTGATGGCACTATAATAATCCCAGATATATCTGAAAATTCACTATATGAAAATAAAGGAAACTTTGAATCAGGTGAAAGAATTATCATATCATCCCACACCATAGCTTCAGGACAACCTATACAATATAGAGATGTTATTAGAGGAGGTACTCGTATTGAACCTATTTTATACACTCAACTTGGATCAGCTCCTAATGCTACGTGGAATACTACTATGAGTTTTGAAGATTTTATTCCTTCAAATACGGGAGCAACAGGAGATTATTCTGCATTTTATTCAATAAATTCCTCAACTGCTGTTGTTATACCTAATAATATAGAAACAATAATTCCTATAAATAATGTAATATATGGAGCTCCGATAGCTGTTGGGAATTCATATGAAGTAACTTCCCAAGCTATTTTAGATGGTGTAGATTTAACATTTAAATCAAATAATTCTATATATAGTAGTTTTGGAAGTAATACTGTTGCAGTAACAGCTGTTTTAAAAATATATAAAAATTCTATTTCCCCTTCTAATCAATTAGCATCTAATACAGCTCAATGGACATATAACCCAATAACTCAACCTGCCTTCATACCTACACTTTTAAATAAACAAGTAACAGTTCCTGCTGCTAATTTAGTAATAGGAGATAAATATTTTGCTACTTTAAAAGTATCCTACCAAAATACACCTGGTGGTAACGTTGGAATATTCTCAAACTTTAAAATTTCCCAATACCCAGCATACAGTACCCCGGTAACATCTTCAGGATATAATTCAATATGGGCATATTACAATACTGCAAATTACCCAAATGTAATTACTTCTTCAAATTCAACATTAGTCCAATTATATGATGATCTTAACACTAAAATGTCCGACATTACTGGTTCAGGATTTAATCCTATAACGCTACCTTGGTCAATACAATATGGTGATGAGTTTAGATTTGAAGGTAGAGAAGACTTTACTTACCAAGTAGGAAAAATATTTGGCCCTGAAGATAGTGGATCAGGACGTCTTTCTCAAACAGGATCCATTGAAGTCCATTTTGATTATAATCTACCAGTATCTGCTTCTCCGTTATTATTTAATTTAGATCATTTTTTAATTAGAAGATATGTTGATGATCCTGCACAAATTATAATGGAAGGATTTAAACCAGTTAACTCAGCTGGTCCATTTATAGTAAGACCTGAATATATAGTACCTGAACTAGATAAATCAGTTGATGAATTTATATTAGATCTTACACAAAAAGGCTTGCTTTAGCAATATTTATTACATATAATACACCAATAATAAAAAACAATGGGATATTTAAATAACCAAGTCGTAACAGTTGATGCGATTTTAACAAATAAAGGTAGAGAACTTTTAGCAAAGAATGATGGTTCATTCCGTATTACACAATTTGCTTTAGCAGATGATGAAATTGATTATACTTTGTATAACCCAACTCATCCATCTGGTTCTTCATTTTATGGAGAAGCAATTCAAAACATGCCTTTACTTGAAGCATTTCCAATTGAAACCCAAATCATGAAATACAAACTAGCTACTCTACCACGTGGGACAGCTAAATTACCTGTACTTGATTTAGGTTACTCTGCAATTACTTTAGTTCAAGGAGCCTCACTTGCAGTTACTCCTCAAACATTAAATTATTTAGGCAATAACCAAACTTATGAAAACAGTGGATACTCATGCACAGTTTCAGACGTTCGTTTATTTAGTACATTTACAGGAATTGGAATTAATACTCCGGCAGCTATTGCAGCAAATACATCTGTTAATTCAACTACAACACTTGGAACAAATGTATCAACAACAGTAATTGGTTCTCAAATTAATTTAAGAGCAACCACTGTTAATACATTATTTGGTACAAATACTCAATTAACAGCTACATTAACATTTGTAGGTTTAGATAGCGGTGCTCGCTTAACTATCCCTGTTACAATTAACCAAAACTAATAAAATATTAAACAATGGCGTTTAAAAGACTTGATCCTGAAGATTTCTTAGTAAGTAGTGATTCAATTACTGCTCCGCTTTGGTCCACTGGAGCCCCAACATTAACCCAATTCTTCACCTCTTCAGTCCAAGAAGCGGGATCATCTGGAAATTATTATTTGGCTGTTTATCAAACTCAATCTGTTCTTTCAACAGCTCAAATACAATTTGATGTTGCTTATGGTGATGCTTTAGGTAGTGGAAGTGTTTGGTATAATCCTATTGTACCTGAAAATTCATATACTAAAACGGTTTATGGACAATATCGTTCATTAATTTTAGAAGATGAAAATGCTAGCTTTATTTTTGGAGCAGGTAATAATACATACACTACTAATAATTTTTGGATATTATCCATTGAACGCGCAAATTATAAACAATCTCTTTTCCCTGGATCTTTAAATATAAAAGTTTCAGGATCTGCTGGAATAATTAATTTAACAGATAACTCAATTGATCAACCAGTAAATACATTTATAGGTACCTCTAGAGTTTATCAATTAATTTCAGGATCAAATGGTACAGCTGGCACTTTACCTTTCAGTGGATACGTACCAGGATCAGGATCTTATGGACTAGTATTCCCAGATTTAGGAACCATTATATTAAACCCATCAGCCCTTTCCCAATCTATACATGTTTCTCCTAGTAGATCATTTAATGCTCCTGGATTAAATAATCAAAACTTATACAAATCAATTCAATTAGGTGCTTCATTTGCTTTAAATTCTCAAGAAACTATTACTTCTGATTATGTGTTTGTTAGAGCACGTAATGCTGAATTTAATTACTCTGAAAACCCATCATTTATTTCAGGTTCTACAGGTGAAGTAATTTATAGCAGTTTTATTAATCAACCTCAAGTATATATTACAACTATAGGATTATATAATGACAGTAATGATTTATTAGCAGTTGCTAAAATGTCACGTCCATTATTGAAAGATTTTACAAAAGAAGCTCTTGTACGAGTTAAACTAGATTTCTAAGAATGAATGAGTGTATTCAAATCATTTATAACTTCTGACGTTATCGTCTCACCTTTTAGAGTAAACAAATCGTTTACTTTTAAAGGAAATGAACTTACTGGTTCAAGCGTTGAAATTGATAGATACGTTGGGAGAAATATTACTGCATCTTTATGGGTGTCTGGTTCATATCCAACAGGATTTATTGATATTCAAGATCAAATTTTAGTATATCGTTCTATTAAAGAATTATATTATTCTAATTATCTTTTAAATCCTAATGGTTCTCCTACAACAACTGCCTCTTTTAACGTAGATGGAACTATAACTGGAGGTCCATATACTCCAAGTTACTATAATTACTTATCTAATACTTTACCCCCAAACAGATATTTCCCAACAGGATCAAATGAACTTATAGGAGTAATTTCCATCCCATCTAATCTATGGGGTGAATATTTACAACCAGGATCTGTAAAAATTTCAAATGGAAATATTACTCTTCAAGATGATGGTGAAGGTAATATGGTATTTAATTCACTAAAATACGGTGATGTAATTTATGAACATGGAATTATAATTGTAACAAGTGATGGAACATCATATACTGGCCCTTATGGATCTGGTTCTTATGGTAATGCAGTATATGGAGCAAACACTGTTAATCTTATTTATAGTTTTGCTACTGGATCAAATATAACTTGCTCATTTTCCTCCTCACTTAACATATATGAAACACAATATAAATGTACATTAAGAGAGAATGAATTTAACCTCTCCCAAAACCCAACAATAATCTCAGGAAGTTCAAACAGTGGAGTTTTATATGACTTTGCAACAGGTTCTTATTTTTCACCTTACGTTACTACCGTAGGTTTATATGATAATGCTTATAATTTATTAGCTGTAGCTAAACTTGCCCAACCACTCCCTACATCTGCTGTTACTGATACTTCTATATTAGTAAATCTAGATTTTTAAATCATGAATTGGATATATAAAAAAGAGGAAATTAAGGAATTTTCTCAATTCCCAAATAACACTTTTGGTTTTATTTATAAAATAACCCATACACCTTCAGGTAAATCTTATATTGGTAAAAAAGTACTTTATCATAATAAAAAAGTAAAGTTAACTAAAAAGGAACTTGAAATGTATGAAGGTGTAGCTGGCCGTAGAGCCTCCTATAAAATGGTAATTACTGAATCAGACTGGAAAAAATATTGGGGTTCAAATAAAACATTACTTGAGCTTAAAAAAACTGAACCAATAGAAAATTTTAAACGTGAAATTCTTATATTAGCTCCGACTAAAAAACTTTTAACATATTATGAAACGCAAGTTTTATTTGTTTATAGGGTTTTAGAAGAACCTAATTTATATTTTAACGATAATATTTTAGGTAAGTTTTTTAGAAAAGATTTTGATATCTAAAAAAGATATCATATCTTAAATTTATGGTAAATGAGTTATTAGTTAATTTAGTTAACGGTGCTTTAGGTACTGGAAAACGTACAGCACGAGGAAATCAAGCATACACATGTCCATTTTGCCATCATCATAAACCAAAACTTGAAGTTAATTTTACCGAAAATAAAGACGGTATTAATAAGTGGGCTTGTTGGGCTTGTGGTAAAAAAGGTAAAACTATTAAAAGTTTATTCAAACAAATTCAAGTTGATGCTTCTTACTTTCAAGAACTTTCTAAACTTGTAAAAAATGTTTCTACTGAAGATATAGGAGAAATAAAACATACTTTACTTGAATTACCAAAGGAATTTAAAACTTTTACCAATAATAAAGATATTGTAGCAAGACATGCTTTTTCTTACCTTAAGAAAAGAAACACCACTAAACAAGACATTCTTAAATACAATATAGGCTACTGTGATTCAGGACAATTTGCTAATATGATTATTATACCCTCGTATGATAATACCGGTAAATTAAATTATTTTACCGCGAGATCATTTGAGAAAAACCCATTTACCAAATACCGCAATCCTGAAACATCTCGCGATATTATACCGTTTGAATTGTTTATTAACTGGGAATTACCTATTATAATATGTGAGGGACCATTTGATGCTATGGCAATTAAACGTAATGTAATTCCTCTTTTAGGTAAAAACATTCAACCTTCTTTAATGAAAAAGTTAGTAGAATCTAAAGTGCAAAAAATATACATTGCATTAGATAACGATGCTATTTCAAAAGCCCTTGGTTTTTGTGAGCAACTTTTAGATATTGGAAAAGAAGTTTATTTAGTAGAACTTAAAGGAAAAGATCCTAGTGAAATGGGATTTGAAAATTTTACTAAATTAATACAAACAACCCAACCATTAACACAGTATAAATTAATGGAGAAAAAATTATCAATTATATGATTATAAAAAAACAATATCAACGTGTCCTTCAAATTTCGGATGATGCAAAACAAATTACATTACCTGATTCTCGTTATTATCGTCGTAATGGAGAATATTATCCTTCAATAACTTATGTTTTACAATATTATCCTAAAGGAAAATATTTTGAAGATTGGTTGAAACAAGTAGGAAACAATGCTGATCATATCGTTAAAAAAGCAGCTGAAGAAGGAACCCAAGTACATGAAATGTGTGAAGCATACCTAAATGGAGAGGAATTAAATTTCCTATCCCCTTCAGGTGATATAAAATATGATGTTAATATTTGGCAAATGTTTTTACGATTTGTTGAGTTTTGGGAAACATTTAACCCGGTACTAATTGAAACCGAAGTCCATTTATTTTCTGATGAATTAAGAGTAGCTGGTACTTGCGATTTAATAGTTGAAATTAATGATGAATTATGGGTATTAGATATTAAAACATCTAATAATTTACATACATCATATGATCTTCAAACTGCGGTTTATGGAAAATGTTATGAAGAATGTTTTGAAAAACAAATCGCTCGTCGTGGTATTCTATGGCTTAAATCAGCTAAACGAGGACCTAAAAAGGATAAAATGCAGGGTAAAGGATGGGAAATAGTTGAATCGTCTCGTACACATGAAGAAGATTTAAATTTATTTAAAAATGTAAAAACATTATTTGATTTAGAAAACCCTAATCATTCCCCATCATTTACTGAATTTAGAACGAGCGTTAAGAGAGAAGTCTGATATGTATAATCATGGCGAAATTAACCTCTCTACTAAATGAAATGTATGCTGAACCTAACAAATTCAACTACCCCCCAATGATTAAATCACTTACTGAATTTATGCTAAATAAAGGTATGAATATTCGTCCTTTACCTAAAGTAAAATTTATAGAAGATGATGCTGAAAACGCTAAAGATTTCTTTGGTAAAACAGCTTATTATAACCCAACAGAAAAAACAATTGTACTTTATACAATGGGACGTCATCCAAAAGATGTAATGCGTTCATTTTCTCATGAAATGGTTCACCATATGCAAAATTGTGATGACCGTTTAAAAGACATATCTACCACCAATATTACTGAAGATGATTACCTATATGAATTAGAAGAAGAAGCTAATAAACTAGGAACCATGACCTTCAGAGAATGGACAGATAGTATTAATTTAAAAAAATAATGAAAGATTCGGTTTTAAAAAAAGAATTCCAAAAACGTGATGTAGAACGTTTACGTAACCTTATAAAAGGTAAACATGGTAATCGTACCACAATGGGAATTGGTTACAATGGTGAAACTCAAGAAGATCATAAAGAAGGTGACATTTGGGAAGAAAAAGGTAAAACTTGGACTATTCGAGATGGTATTAGAGAAAATGTTACTAAATTAGATAAAATTAAAAAAGCAGCTGTTCCATTATTTTGTCCAAAATGTAAACAAGTAATGGATAAACAATTAGATCCATTTTATTTTAAAGCATATGGTGAGTGTTTAGATTGTCGAGCTAAAACAGAAACCCAAATGAAAATTACAGGCACTTGGGAAAACTATACTAAACAAACATATAATGCTGAAATTGACCAGCAAATACAAGAATATAAAAATTGGTTTGAAAATATCCTTATAGATACAGCGGATGGATTTGTTTCTGAAAATGGTGAAGTACAAAAATGGGTTGGTGGGATAGATAAAGACCGTGCTCAACAATCTTTAGATGAAGTAATTAAATACCTAAATTCACTTAAAAAATAATGGATACTTTTGCAATGTTTACTACTATAATTGTAGCCTTAATTACTGCTGTAATTGGGCCTATTATAGTAAACTGGGTAAAACTTAAAATGGAGAAAAAAGATACTAAAACTCCTGTACGTGAAGCCCTTGAAGCTTCTAATTTAATAGAAGATCAATTAGATGCAATTATGGATGAACTTAATTGTGATCGTATTTGGTTAGCTCAATTTCATAACGGTGGGCATTTTTATCCTACTGGAAAATCAATTCAAAAATTTTCATTTTTTCATGAAAAAACAGCTCCAAATATTCCAAATATTCAACACACATTTCAAAATATCCCCGTATCTTTATTTCCTAGAGTGCTAGCTAAAATATACAAAGATACAGAATTAGCTATTGATGATGTTTCTATATCAGAAGATACATACGGTTTAGAACATTTAACACTTCAATTTGGTACTAAGTCTATTTGTATGCTTGGTTTATATAGTTTGGATGATCATTTAATTGGTATATTAGGTATATCGTTTAAAGAATCACATCACCTAATAAGAGACGAATGGTCTTTTATTAGACAAAAAGTAGGAGTTATAGGAACACTTCTCTCTGAATATTTATACACAAATAACAAGAAAAAATAATATGGATAATTTTGATTTAAAAAAATTCTTAAAGGAAAGCAAAGCTATTGAGAATTTAAATCCTTCAATTAAGGCACTTAATGAAAATGAGATGCCAATGGATAAAAAAATGACCAAAAATAAAATAAAAGCAAAAATCAAAGAAATGATTATTGCTGAGTTAGAAGGAGAAGATCTTGAAGATGCTACTGTACGTGCTGAAAAAGGAGACTCAACTGATTTAGCTCTTCACATGGCTGGAGTAAAAGAAGAAACAGCTACAGATATGATGGATCCTACTCTTGAAGAAGATAATGATGAAGACTATGAATTAGAAGATAGAAAAACTAAATATGGAATTAACCCTGAATTAGATGATGACTACTCTAATTACTTTTTTGACATTGATACCCCAGAGGATGAATTAGAAGAAGCTAAAAAGAAAAAAGATGAAGAAGTTGAAGACGTTGAAGACGTTGAAGTAACTGATACTGAAGATGTACTTGCTACTGATGATGAAGGAACGGGTGCTGAAGATGTACCTGCTGCTGATGGTGGTTTAGAAGATATCGCTGCTGATATGGAAGGTACTGAAGGTGAATTAATGGATTCATTAATGAAAGCCTTTAAAATTGCTAAAGGAATGGGCAATGAAAAACTTGAAACACAAGTTGGAAACACACTTAAATTTTTCGTTAGCGAATATATTGGGGGTGATGAAAACTAATATTTAATAATCTATAAACAATAAAATCTATGAACACAACACAACTTTTAGACGCAATCAAAGAACAAGTTGCTATTATGGAAGCTGAGCATGCTAAAACATCAAAAGCAGCTCGCGGACGTGCACGTAGTGCAGCTAATAGCATTAAAAAACTTGCAGCAGATTTCAAAAAGACATCAACTGCAGAAGACAAAGCTTAA